CTTGGTGCTAGTGACACGTGATTGACACGTGATAATCATTTTGGTAAACTACGGTTTTGACGCTCACACGAAAGGCAAAGCAATGAGCAAAGTTAGTTACGAGTACGAGTGGCACCTCGAAGAACATGTGTATTACAACCAGTCGTACAACGGAAACGGTTTTGATCCCGCTTCCAGCGACATAGAAGCAACGCATATCTTTTCAGCGCAACGCAATGACGACGAATTGCGTGTCATGCTACGTTGGTTGGCAGAGTGGCATCAAGGCGAGCCAAGCGACAAATGGGTGCCGGACCAGCCGAAGGGTTCAGCAAACGAAATCGTGGGGTACGAAATTTGTTTGGTGTGCCGGAAATACGGCGAAGGCAGGCTATTGCAGCAAGGATACGCGTACGTAGATCAATCGAACTGGACACTCGACAAGTATTTTGTCGACGCCAGAGATTGTTTTTTTCAAGCCGTACCTAAGCATTATCAAATCGTGTTGAAACAGGCGATGCCTGACCGCTTCGACGTGTTTCGCAATTTAAGCAACGTCTACGTGATGCGTGAGCAAAACGGAAACACACATAAGATGAACGTGCTCAATCAGCCAGCGCTCGCCGATCTATGATCGCTGCAATATCGCAAGCACAGCAAAAGTTGTGCGTATGCCTATATCCCGTCGCTCAGTGTAGCGACGGGTTTTGGCTTGCCACCGATAGCGGCGGCAACTCACGTTATCTCGTCGCAATACTCGACGACGAGTCTCTTTACATTCACAAATTTACACGGGGCGAACTTTTAGAATGGAAGCAATCAGAATTTGCGCATTTGTTTTGACAGTGCATTTCATCTTGTATGCAGCAGCAATTACCTTCTTGATGAGGTGCATAGCGTGAGCGAACGAAAGGCAGCTTTGATAATTTTTGTGTTTTGGCTTATAGGTTTTTTATTAGCAGGTGGGATATGAGCAGGAAACGACAACAGTGGCTACTAGATCGAAAGAAAGGCATCGGAGGCAGCGACATCGCTGCCATAGTCGGGCTATCCAAGTGGCAGACTCCGATGGACGTGTGGCTCGACAAAACGAGCAAAGAAACCAATGACGAAACGAACCTAGCGATGGAGCTCGGGAATTACCTCGAACCGCTAGTCATCGAAAAATACAAGCAAGCAACTGGCAATAGCGTGCTGGAAAATCTCAACGCAATTCGCGATGAGAAATATGAGTTTGCTCGATGCAATCTCGATGGATTCGTCGTAACAAAAGAGGGCGACAAAGGAATACTCGAAGTGAAAACAGCGGGTAGCAGCAAAGAATGGGGCGAACCCGGAACGAGCGACATCCCGAAGAATTACTACTGCCAATGCCAATGGAATATGCGGATTGCCGGGGTCGACTGGTGCGACGTGCCGGTTTTGTTTTTCGATTACGGCAGACGCATCGAAGTATTTAGCGTGGACGCAGATCCAGACTTTCAGCAATGGCTTATGGAAGAAGCAGAACGCTTTTGGCAGGGCGTAGTAAACGACGTAATGCCAGCGGCGACCACAAGCAGTGAGTGCGAGCGGGCTTACCCCGAGCACCAAAAAGGCAGTGAGTGTAAGGCTGACAATGATCTATGTGATGCTATTGAAACCTTACGAGAGCTAAAGCGACAGCAGAAGCACTTGAAAAAGACGCAAGAAATGCTGGAGGCAGGCGTAAAGCTAGCGATGCAAAGCAATGAAAAACTGACTGACGGCGATGCAGTTTTAGCAACGTGGCGAACCGCTAAAACAAAAAGGTTCGACCAGACTAGATTTAAGAAGGAGCACCCGGAGCTAGCTAAGGAATTTACAACCACGACCACAAGCAGAAGGTTTTTAGTTAAATGAGCGAAGCAAAAATAAACCCAGCACTTGCAGAAATTGTCGAAGCAGAAACGCAAGCGCTGACAACTAGCGAGCAAGCTAGAAGCAGAGGGATCATCGAAGCAGGACTCACTATTGCAGCTGCGCGCCCAAGGAACGAAGCGAAGGCAATAGAGCGAGTGCAAAACGCTTGCCAGCGAGTTCGGCTTGCCGAGTCAGCGTGCTACACGTACAGCAAAGGCGGATCGGAGATTACCGGCCCGAGCATTACGTTGGTCACGCAAGTTGCGTTAGCTTGGGGAAATATCGACTGGGGATACAGAGAGCTATCGCGAGCTCGAGGGGAAAGCACAGTCGAGGCGTTCGCGTGGGATCAGCAAACCAACGCACGCTACTCGAGACAATTTATCGTTCCGCACAGGATCCGCGTCGGCGGTCGACAGCGAGAGCTACGCGAAGATGAGCTCGCCGACTGGATCGCGAACCAAGCGCAGCGACGAGTACGCACATGCTTAGAGAACGTGATACCCCGCGACGTAATTGAGGAAGCAGTCGACGAGTGCAATCGTACGTTGAAATCGAGCATCGACCTCGACAAGACGAAGATTACGGCAATGATCGAAAAGTTCGAAGAACTGGGGGTGACACGTGAACAACTTCAGGCAAGGATACAAAGAAGCATCGATTCGATTCAACCTGCTCAATACCTAGCAATGCGAAGGATCTATACGTCCATTTCTGACGGCATTACCACAGCACAGCAGGCGTTTCCAACAATCGAAGACAAGGACACAAAAGAAAAGGGCAGCAAGAAATGAGCAACGAAAAACTAGGCTATAAGGTGACACGCAAAATATGGATCCAGCTCGCAAAGGGTGATGAGCACTCTATTCGCGGACTAGCGCGGCAATATGGCGTATCGCCGGCGTCGGTGCAGCGAATCGCTAACGGGACGCACGCGAGCACAAAGCATCTTGGAAAACCGAGAGTGGTGGATTCGAGAAGGCCAATCGACAAAGACGTTATCGAGGACGCCAGACGACTTTGGCGTCAAGGCGAAACAGTGTGGGAGATCGTTGACACACTTGGGATCAGCCCCAGTAGTGTGTACAGGTTTATCAAATAGAAAGAAAGCCGGGCATTGCGGAATGAGCGTACGCAACACCCGGCTCAACACGAAAGGTAAGGGTGATTATATGGGACAGCAAAAAAAACACCACTGGTTTCCTCTTTATTCGGACGCTTGGGTTGTTGGCACGCGAGTTCTTTCATACAGGCAGCAAGGCATATACCTGCAACTTCTGATTCTTCAATTCGAGAGCTCTCAGCAAGCAATCGACAGGCAGCGAGCGGCTCGGGTGCTCAACATTGACGCAGACGACGCGGACCTTAACGAAGTGCTACGCGAAAAGTTCAGCACGATCCACTTGGCAGACGACGACGGGAACGTGACGCTTCATTGCTACCGAAACGTGCGAATGAAGGAAACGGTCGAAGAACAGGCGGAAAAAAGCAAAAAACGAACGGCGAGTCTCGAGCGTGCGAGGAAAAGTAAAGCACTAAAGGCGCAGCGTCTTGCGGACGAGTACGCGGAGTTGCAATCTGTTACAGAGCGCAGCGGTAACGCAGAGTTGCGCTCTGATACAGGCAAAGAGTTAGAGCTAGAGTTAGAGAGAGAGCTAGAAGTAGAGAAAGATAGTAAAGAGATAGATAACAACGCGGAGAAACCGCGTCGTGTGAACAAGCAAGCAAAGCGGTTTATGGATTCTTGGAATGAAATTGCTAGAGCTCACGAAGAACTGACGTGTATCGACACGTGGAGCAGAAGGCGGCAGGACAAGTTTCGTACGCTTCGCAATTCAATGGGCGAGGGAAGGCTAAACGAAACGTGGACGCGGGCGTTGGCACAGTTACCGATTCCTAATCGGGAATCGTTCAAGTGGCAGCCTACGTTCGATTGGTGTATGTCAGAGGGCAATTTACTCAAACTAGCGGAAGGTAATTACAGCAATGGCGAAAAAACAAAGTCAGATAGCGAAAAGCGAACCGAGCGAGTCAACGACTTCTTGCAATGGTGAAATTGAACGTCAGCGGAAACTTAGGTTTGCAGCAGTCATTGAACAGTTGGGCGTAATTTATGGCAAGGAAATCGACGAATTGCTTTTGAGGGCGTACTGGGCCGCGTTGAACGACGTGTCTATCGACGACCTAGAAAACGCAGCATATTCGCATATTGCGCTAGAGAAGTGGTTTCCGAAGCCGTGCGAGCTTCGCCACGTCGATGCAACGGCAGTAAGTTTTCGAGCGTGGGATACAGCGATTACGGCTGCGGAGCGAGTTGGTGCGTATAAGACTGTGGATTTCGAAGATCAGGCTATAAATGCAACGATTCGTTTTATGGGAGGCTGGCGACGTTTCTGCGAAATGAAGGCTGACGAGGAGCATTGGAGAAGGCAGGAGTTTTTGCAGACCTACAGAGAGTTCAAATCTCACGGCATTGGGGAGCACCAGTCGCTACCTTTAATTGGTATCTCGGAAAAACGTCAGACGATTGCTATTGCATCGCATCCAGTCGATGCGAAAAGATTAACGAAGCGTATCACAAACAACACGGATCAAACACGAAAGGCATTGAAGGATGAAGGGATTGAAGTTCAAGCGATTAAGACTGTTTCAAATTGACTTAGTGCGACAAACACGGGACACAATTTTCATCGGAGACAGTAATGACCGGATTTTTTCGATACCTCGAAACGTGGAGGGCAATGTTCCCCACGACGGAATTTTCGAGGAAGGAACAATTTGGATAATTCAGGACTTGGACGGCAACACGGTTCGATGGAAGTACAACGAGCCTATGTTTGACGGTTGGGACTATTAACACGAAAAGGGGTGAGAGATGGAATTGTTACATTGGGCGCTACAGCAGCGCGACGCGGCTCTCGAGTCAGTCTCGAAAACAACGTGCGAGCAATGGCGTTCGGAAGCAATGGCTCTAATGCGCCGCGAAATCAAAGACGGCGAACTATTTACAGCGGAGGACATCCGAATTCTCTGCGAGTCTCACGGTTTGGTACCGCATCATAGAAACGCTTGGGGAGCGTTCACTAAATTTATTCTTCGTCGCGGGTATATGAAGGAAACGGGGGAGTGGGTTCCGATGGTTAGCAAAAGAAGCAAAGGCAGGCGTACGCCGCAGTATCGGAGAACCGCATAATGATAAAAATGACAAAGATCGGTATGCCTCTGGTGGCGGATTTACCCGGAATACATGAGTGCAAAACAGAACCAGCTTTCGAAATTATGTTGGATTTCGAGGCAATTTCGATGAACAGATATATAGCTCTGCATCCGATGCAGCGTATGAAATTGCGACGATTGGAACGGCTAATTATTGAGTATGAACTGGCTTGCGAGTTAATTGAACGTTGGGATGAAAAATTGGTGATACTCGAGACTCTACGGCACGAAATAGTTTCGGCTTCAAAAAAAAGCAAGGCAAAGGCCAAAGAAGCGCGGAAGCATACGCTCTACAAAAAGTTGTTACCCGCAATAAAAAAGAAAACGTATGACAAACCGCCGCTCGGTAGACCACTAGGCTTCGCAACCGACGTCGATGGCCAAGCGATACACATACATTTTACGCACTACAGAAAACGTTTCCTTGACATTGACAATTACGTGACCAAGCACATCATCGACTCATTCGCTCGGGTGGGCCTAATCAGTAGCGACGACCCTTCGTTTTGCCGCGCGGTTACACACTCACATTACAAGAACGATCACTTCGGTTATTCAACAATCCACGTGAGAGTCGAAAAGTACGAGCTTGCAGAAGACGAGTAAATTTAGTTAGGCTGCCGATTACCAAGCGGGCTGGGGGTAATCGGAGCCGCCCCTTTCGGTTTACCCCGGTCCGTTGGGTGCTCAAAAAAGGAAAAACATGAAACTAGCAGTAATTTCAGTAGTCGCTGTTATCGGGCTATTGCTCGCAGATAACGGCGTGGACGCAGGCTCGCAAAAAGCAGCAAAATCGGTAAAAAAAGAGATAAGCCGAGAGGTACGCTCGGAGCCAGTTGAGTTGCCGGAAATCAAAGTTGAGGCAGTGATACCAAAGCGTATGTTGTCGCGTCCTAGCGTCAGTCGAAAAATCAGCGTGGAACGCTCGAGGGTTGGCAGGAAGCGTTTATTTCCGGTCCTACGTCGACGAGCTCTAGGGTGCGAAGCGTACTGATACTAATAGCGGCGTTTTCGATACTCCGCGGAAGCGTTTCACCAAAAATTAGAACAGAGCAGCCGAGTCGCAGCAGCGTCTTGGCTGTTTTCGTTTTGGATTCGCAAGAAATCGCGCAGTCCCGCGCTGATTATATGGCTCGACACAACCTTCGGACGCATCCACCGGCTAAAGCAGGAAATTGGAAAGAGTTGGACAATGCAACGTTCGAGGGGGTAGGCTGGGCAAAAAGTCACCGAGTGCCGACGTGCAGGCCATCAGGACGAAGTTCTTGGCAGGATGACGATAGTCGCGTTTTGCTTGGTGACGCCGTTTCGCAATCGCGCTACGGTTATTTTAGAGTTCGTATTTGGGGAAAGCAGAAATGATCGAAAGGGCATTGAAGCGAGAGGAACGGCAAAGAATAAAAAAATACGCCAGAGAGAGATGGGACGCCAGAATGAGGCTAGGTGGAATGAACGCTCAAAATGCGTCTTTAGTGCAGCAAGACGTTGAACGGTTTTTGCGTCGAGGAAAAGTCGGAAATGGTATTTTGGCGACGATTTTTCTTAATATTGCAATTCGGTTTGCACAATCGCTAATACGAAAATGGCTTAATGATTGGATGGTCGAAAATGAACGAAGATAAGGGTTTCAGATTTCTCGTCGGCTGTTTCGTTCTTTTTGCGGGCTGGAAGTTGTACCAAAGCGGCTGGCTTTCCTTCGTTTTTGGGGACACAGTTAACGGGACGCAAGTAGGTGACGCGAACGCAATAGCGGTTTTAATCGAGGCGGTCGTGCAAGCTGTCGACCTAGTCGGATATGTGGCAATTTTACTCGTTTCGGGCGCTTGGCCGACTATTCAAAGTATTATCCGCTCGATTACACGACTTCTTGACCCGGAAAGCCACAAAACAGAGGGCGACGAAATTCGAGACAGGATCGAAGTGTTGCGTACGGAAATGATTGCAGAGATACGCAAGCGTAACGAGAAGAAATAGCATGAACGTCGAAACGCAAAAGGCTATCGTGCTTGCTGTAATGGCGTTGGTCATATATCTCGCGTCGCAAACGAAGCCACAGGAGAAAAAAAGAGCGATGGACGAAACGCCTAACGCTATCGTTCTCGTTCCACCTGCGGGTATGGCGGGAAGCGTGCTAATCGACGAATGGGCAAAAAACAACGGCTACGAATTGCGTCGCTATTCGGAAAACGCACAGGTCAGCACGGCGGAAGCGTGGGTAGCACCATTGTTCGAGGCAGCGAAAGCGGAGCAGCCAGCGGCGGCGATTGCAAAAGACGGCAAAATTACAGTAATAAGTGTCGATGACGACTTTATCGCGGAGCTCGACAAGTGGAAATGAATTTCGAGGTTACACCGAGCGATGACTACGGACTTGTCGAAAGAGATTACTCGGCGGAACCAGTTGGAACGGTGTGCGGCAGTTTTGCAGGCAACTACATCCGTCGGGAGGAATGGCCGGAACGTATCGCAATGCACCGAAAACGTCGCAGTCGACCTATAGATTTTCATGAGTTTCACGCGGTTCCGATACTAGACCAAGAAATCACGAAGTATTGCTGGGCGTACTCCGTTGTAGCCGGTGTTATGAATCGACTCGCTTTTCAGGGTATTAACGATCCAGTGCCGGAGCTATCAGCAACCGCAATCGGTTCCGTAGGCATGAACTACAAGAACCAAGGTGGATATTGCTCGCAAGCCGTCGACATGATCCAAAAGCAAGGCGGCGTACCTAACGCTTCCGCGTGGCCTAACGGATTTCGCATTGATCGAAGCTACGAAAACAGGCCGGAAGTGCTGGAAAGCAGAAAACGCAACAGGCTCGTCGATTTTGTTGATCTCGGCGTCGACCTCGACGCTGCAATCTCGAGCATGATCGACGACGATCCGATTCCAGTTACGTTCAGCTTACCTTGGTGGCGGCACGCGGTTCTGGGACTCGAGGTGCTAGACACGGAGCAGGGATCCGCAAATTCGCTCGCACGGTACGGGGTAAAGTTTGTAAACTCGTACGGTTCGGATTGGAACGAAACAGGCTACGGCGAATTTTACGGAAAACGAATGGAAGCGTGGGAATACATTGGG